GTTGGTGCCCTGTTTGGTCAGCGCCTTAGGCCCCAAACCGTTCAAGTTGAGCGTGACCGAAGACGAGGTGTTAGCGCCGGCCGCCACGAAAGAAAACATCTGCCCGGCGGCATACGCCGTGAAGTTGGGCGACGTCACCGTAGCGGTAATGGCGTTAGTGCCCGACACGCTGGACAGTAGCTGCGACGCGCCGAAAGTTTCGGCGCTGCTGACGTTGTCTACCGTCCAGATTTCAACGTCGTCCGGCGTGGTCAGCTTCAGCTTATACGCCGCCGAGGCCAGCCACACGTTCGCCTCACCGCGAGAGTCGAGGATAATCGGATTGGTGTTGGCAATCGTCCCGGCCTGCGTCGTGTACGTCGCCAGCGGCGTCGTGGTGCCGGCCACATAGGAGTAGAGCTTGCCACCGACCAACGGAGCGCCAGCGGTGGAGAAGAACTGCATTTTCGGCAGGGGGCTAAGAATTGCCACGCTAGGCTCCTTATAGGGTCACGGCCTTGATTACCGCAAAGTTTACCACGGGCGATTCTGATAGCGACCCCGCCGAGACATTAGTCACCTGTATCCGCGCCGACCCATCCGCCACCGACCGCACCACGACCGTGTAAGCGTCCAGCGTACCGCCCGGCCCCATCGTAACGACTACCGTGTCGCCGACGGCGATATAGCTGTTGGTCAGGGTGAACGTCACCGACGCGCTGGCGGCCAGCGGGTTGGAGTCCATCACAATCTGACCGCTCAGGTTGTCCAGCGTCACGCCAGTCGTTTTGGCCGGCGATTGAATGACGACGCCAGTCACGCCGATGACCTGCGCCAGCAGTTCGTACTGGTTGAACAGGTAGCGATACCACGCGCGCGAGATAAGTCCCGTCTTGGGGTCAAGCAGCGGGACGCGCGCCGGAGGTATTTGCGTGGTGTTAGGCATTGGTCGCGGATACCGTCAGTTCAGCGCCGACGATGGCTACCTTGACGGGGTCGGTGCCGGACACTTCGTAGACCCGGTCACGAATCTTTTCCGTCATCCCCAGCCGGCGCCAGATGGCCCGCGTGCCGAACGACCCAATCGCGCCCATCGACGTCCAATGCTCATTCGACCAGGTGTGCCCGCCATCGTCAGACCAGCGCAGCATGACCTGCGGGTTCGACCCCTGGCCGGTCACCAGACCCACACCCGTCTCGCAGTCCAGTTGCAGCGAGTGCTGTGCGGTTCGCTTCAGCGTGTTCTGGTCGCTGGGCAGCGCGCGCCACGACCGCAGCCATTTCTGCGGGTTGCCGTTGTCGGCGTACACGTCAAGGTCAAAGGCGTACAGGTTGCCGTTGCCGTAGTCGCCGACCACGATCGCGCCGTTGTAGTTCATCTGGCAGTTCGACGCGTGGCGATAAAACAGCCCATTCTCCAGCCGCGCCCGCTCATGCCATCCGCCCGTCGCCACATCGTACACCCAAGTCGCGTTGCCAGTCGGGAACGACAGCACATAGAACGAATGGCCGTCCTGCTGATAGGTGTACCCAACGGCGTCGGAGATGTTCGCGTAGCTCTGGATGGCGTACTCCACGGCGTGCGTGCTGATCCGCTGGCCGGTGTAGCCGTTCGCTCGGTAGACCATGCCGTTGCCACGGGCGTCGGAGCCCAGCCAGAACAGCCCGTTGTCCATCTTGGCTACCGAGTACGCCGCCGCGCAGCCAATTTCGTTGAAGGCGCCCTGTATGCGCTCCAGCGGGAACGCTGCGGCCCCGGAGTCATACCAGACCTCGACCGAATTGGTGCCGAACAGCCACGCCTCGCGGTGGTCAATGATAAGCGCCACCAGACCGTCAGTGGCGCCCTCGGCGCTGGCAAAGTCCAACGGATCTACCGACGTGCCGTCCAGCAGACTCGTTACCCACACCCGCTGCGAATTGGGTTCGTTGAACACGAAGTACCCGTCCAGATACCCCACCGTCACAGCGCCCGGAAAGTCAGCGTCGGAAATCTCAGCAAACACGTTCGTGCTGGCGTTGTAGATGTAGCTGCGCGGGTTGCACGCCACGAACAACTGCGTGCCGTTGTCGGACATGCTGACCGGCCCACTGCCCGACACCGTGCCCAGCACCGTTGGCGTCCACGATGCGTCTACCTGATACAGCGTATTGCCGGACACCGCGTAGCCATACGCCCCGAACTGCCACAGCCCGCGCACCGGCCCGCCGCCCAGCGTCGCCAACAGCCGCAGGCCCGGCGCCCGGTTCAGGAAGCCGGCGGTCTTGCCGTTCTCCGGTGTCGCCTCGGGGTACAGGTTGATCATGCGGTTGTCCACAGCGTTGACGCTGCGGGCCACATATGCCTGACCGAGGATGGGCGTCTTCATCAATAATTGCCGGCGTAGACGTTAAACCTTTGCCTAGTCCCCACAATGCTGTACGGCAGACCCATGATGTCGCCGGGGCTGTTGATGCGCTTCAGGTTGCGCTTGCTGGTCATTGCGATGCGTTTGACCTGCGGCGACGGCTCTACGCCAAACTCTGGTGCAATTTCGCAGGCCAGGTTGTACTTGAACGCCCGCAGGTAGCCCGGCGGGAACGCAAGCTGCGTGACCAGCGTCGCTGGCTGGATCAGTTCTTCCACCGAAATGAAGTGCCACTCTAGCGCCCGTGTCGGCACTGGGTAGACGTACATCTCGATGTCGGGGTAGGTCATGTTCAGCCAGATGATTTGCGGGTAGGTGCTGGTGACCGTCTTGACCGCAATGCCATCGTACTGCTGCTGGTTAATCTGCTTGATGCCGAACGAAATGCCGGTCGTCGCGTCGCGGAAGTACGTTGAATCATCAAGCTGGATGGGCCGGTTGCCCACGAAATCGCCAGACGGCCCCAGCGTGCGGCTGATGGCGTTTGCAGGCCAAGTGAACACCTGGTCTTGCGTGGAGAAAACGCTGAGTCGCTCGGTGTTCCACGAGTCGATCATCTGATTCATTGCCGCCAGCGCGTCGATAGACGTGGCCGCTGACGGCGTTTCGCCTTCGGCAAGCTGCCCAATCAGCCGGAGGGCCGCGTTAATCTGTTCCCCTGCCGTCGTGGCCATGCGCTAGCCTCCTAACAGCGGGCTTCTGCGCCTTGCCGCCGCTGACGTTTCAACTGGTTGACGGGTGCGGGGTCTCGCACCCATCCATTCTGCAAGTCGGCCTCGACCTCGGCCTCCAAGGTAGCTACCTTGGTGCCGTGAACGGGGTGGTAGAGCTTGACGTTCATACCACCCTGTTCTTCAGGACAGACGATACAGCGTCCAAGCACCCTCACCCGTTTTGCGGGCGCGGAACCGACCGGACGTGTTGGTGGCCGCAGTAGCCAGACCAACAAGCGTCCAGCCCGTGCCGGCCGCAACGGTCGCCGTGGTGCCAGCAGTGTTGATCAAAGACACTTCAAAACCACTGTCCACCTTGGCGTTGCCAAGCGCCGCCTCAAGCAGAGCCACCGTAGGCAAAGTCTGCGTGCCGGGGGTGCCGCTAGCCACAATCAGCCCGGCCAGAAGCTGAGCTGCGGTGAGCGTGCCAGCCGCAGACACTGCGGCCGGCGCGCCCTGAATGACCAAGCTAACTTCGTTGACGTTGCCGTCAGTAACCTGATAACCGTTGCCGGTAGAAGGGAATGCCATGATGTTTTCTCCTTAACCCCAAATGCGGCAGGCCATCGGCGCCCGGATGACTGAATAGCCATACAGGACGTCTACGCGGCAAGGCATACGGTCGTTGTTGATGTCGTACTGACGGACGATACGCAGGCTGATGCCGTTATGCACCTGCCGGGAAGCCATATCGACGCCCTGCGGGAGCAGAAGGTCGGCAGTGGCCAGCGTGATAGCGTCCTTGTGGTACACCAGGTTCTGCGGGTACTGGGTCGAGGCCGCACCGATAAAGGTGACCGGCGCGTTGTCCGCCGGGAACGCATCGACCGTGGCCAGCGCGTTGGCGCTGGTGTAGATCGGAGGCGAAATCGCCACGCTAGTCCACGCACCACCCGCCGCAGTCGCGGTCGCGGTCACGGTAAACTGCTGAAGCGAGCCGGTGGACTGACGGGTCTGCGGGTTGACCGAGTACACGTTGGCAATCGTGAACACGTCGCCGACGGCGATG